TGCTGCAGGAGGGCAAGCTGGCCGACCGCTGGTGTGGCTTCAAGTGGCTGCCCTACAACGCGCTGGATGTGCCCGCGGGCAACACCTCGCGCACGGCGGCCTGGGCCAAGAGCGGCATCCAGTTCGGCACCGGCATCAACGTGGTCACCTCGATCCGCAAGAACGAGGACAAGCGCGGCCACCCGACCGAGGCCTATGCCTACATGTCGCTGGGCGCCACCCGCCAGGACGAGAAGAAGGTCGTTCAGATCGACTTCGCCAACAACGTCTAAGCCCAGCGGCCACGACACCTCACAGGAGAAATCATCATGGCTGAATTCGACTCCCGCCAGATCACGGCCCGCGCCGCGACGCCCCCGGTCAAGGTCAACAACTACGACCAGGGCCAGGTGAACGTGCTCATCGCCACCACGCCGGCTACAGCCGCCTGGGCGCAGAACGACACCTTCGAGATCGGCACGATTCCGAAGGGTGCACGCATCCTCCGCTCGGGCAAGGTCTACCACGGCGCCTTCGGTGCCTCGGTGACCATGGACGTCGGCATGCGCAAGGCCAGCGACGGCACGGTGGTTGACGCCGACGGCATTGCCGCCGCCCTCAACGTGGCGGCCGCTGGCGTCAAGGACCTGAACGGCGGCTCGGCCCTGGCCGGCGTGACGGTGGCGAACATCGTCGCCACCGAGGACTGGGTGCTCTACGCCACACTGGCCGGCGCCAACCCGACCGACGACATCCAGGCGGAGTTCGAGATCCACTGGGTCGGCCCGACCGCCTGACGGCCGCAACCCGCCGGCCCACCCCGGCCGGCAACACCCGAACGGGGGCCATTGCGCCCCCGTTTCTTTTGGAGCTGTCACATGGCCACCGCGGTATCGATCTGCAGCAATGCCCTGTTGATGCTGGGCGACAAGCCCATCAACAGCCTGGAGGAGGGCAGCGATCGCGCGCGCCTGGCCGCCAACCTCTGGCCCGACCTGCGCGACTTCGTGCTGCGCAGCCACCCGTGGAACTGCGCGGTCAAGCGGGTGACGCTGAACCCGCAGTCCACGCCGCCCGACTTCGATTTCGAGTACTCCTTCCTGATGCCGGGCGACTGGCTGCGCACGCTGCAGGTCGGCCAGCGCGGTGAGCGCCCGGAGTACCAGATCGAGGGGAAGACCATCCTCATGCACGAGTCGGTTTGCCGGCTGCGCTACATCTGGCGCAACGACAACCCGGCGACCTGGGACAGCATGCTGGTGCACGCCATGACCATGGTGATGAAGGCCGTGTTCGCCTACCCCATCACCCAGGCCGGCAGCATCGAGCAGCTGGCCGTCAGCGTGCTGGCCCCCATCCTGAAGCAGGCCCGGGCCGTGGATGGCCAGGAGGACGATGTCGACTACATCGACGACAGCCCGCTGTACGCCGCCGGCTTCATCGGCGGTGACGGTGCCTCGCGCTACCGCGGGGTCTGAGCATGCCGGCCTACAACCTCCCGCAGACGAGTTTCACCGGCGGCGAGCTGTCGCCGCGCGTGCAGGGCCGCACGGACATGGACCGCTACGCCAGCGGCATGAAGGCGCTCTACAACGCCCATCCGGTCATCCATGGCGGCTTCAAGCGCCGGGCCGGCACGCTGTTCGGGGCCGTGGCCCAGGGCGGCAACGACGAGTCCACGCTGATCCCGTTCGTCGAGGGCGACGACCTGGCGTGGATGCTGGAGTTCGCGCACAACACGGTGCGGATCTACAACGGCGACGGCAGCGACTCGGGCATCAACCTCACGTCGCCCTACACGGCCGCCATGCTGGCCGAGGTGGACTGGGCGCAGTCGGACTCCACCATGTGGCTGTTCCACCCGATGGTCATGCCGCACCGGCTGCAGCGTCTGGCCGACAACGTGTGGGTGCTGTCGCCGGCGCCGTTCACGCAGCTGCCGTTCGACGAACTGGGCCATGTGTTCGCCACCACGCTGACGCTGTCGGCTGCGACCGTTGGCGTGGGCCGCACAGCAACGGCTTCGGCGGCCAGCTTCGTCAATGCCGACTTGGGCCGGGCCATCATCTCGGCGGCCGGCATCGCCGTCATCACGGGCTACACCAGCAGCACGGTGGTCACGGTGGAGATCACCCGAGCCTTCGCCAGCGTCAACGTGCCGGCGAACTGGACGCTGGAGGGCAGCCCGCAGACGACGTGCACGCCGAGCGCCAAGGACCCGGTGGGCGCCTCGATCACGCTGACGCTGGGCGTCGCTGGCTGGCGGGCAGGTGACGTCGGCAGCATCGTGCGCATCAACGGCGGCCTGTGCCGCATCACCGGCTTCACCTCGGCCACGATCGTCAACGCCACCATCCTGCGCGAGCTGTCTGCCACCGTCGCCGCGCCGGCGCTGTCGTGGTCACTTGAATGCCCGGTGTGGTCGACGGCCTTCGGCTTCCCGCGCACCGGCACGATCTACCAGCAGCGCCTGATCGCCGCCGGCACGACCAAGAAGCCGCGCACCTTCTGGGGCAGCCGCATCGGTGAGCCGCTGGACTTCGAGCGCTGGACGAACGACGACGACAGCTTCGCCTTCACCATCGACAGCGACGAGTCGACGCCCATCCGTTACCTGGCGTCTGGCAAGCGGCTGATGGTCTTCACGCAGTCGGCCGAGTACACGGTGTACGGCGGCGCCACCAAGCCCAGCATCACGCCCACCAACGTGACGGTGGACCCGGAGAGCAACCACGGAGCCGCGGCCGTGCGGCCGGTGACGATCAACCACGAGGTGCTTTTCGCCCAGCGCGCCCGGCGCAAGGTGCGCGCCTTCGGCTACCGCTACGACTTCGACGGCTTCACCTCGCCCGACGTCTCGGCCATCGCCGAGCACATCACCCGCGGTTACGTCACCAGCATGACCTACGCGCAAGAGGCCGAGCAGATGCTGTGGGCCTCGCGCGGCGACGGCTGGCTGCTGTCCTGCACCATCGATCGCGACCAGCAGCCCAGCGTCCTGGGCTGGGCCAAGCACGAGACCGACGGCTTCGTGGAGCGCGTGGCCAGCATCCCCTACGGCGACCGCGAGCAGGTCTGGATGATCGTGCGGCGAACGATCAACGGCGCGCCGGTGCGCTACATCGAGCGCATGGACGACTCGCTGGAGTTCGAGCTGGGCGGCCGGCCGTACACCTACGGCGTGACCGTCGACTGCGGCCTGGTGTTCGAGAACCCGGCCGGGCAGACGTCGTTCAGCGTGCCGCACCTGGTGGGCGAGACGGTCGACATCGTGGCCGACGGCTCGAAGATGACGCCCAAGGAGGTGCCGCCCAGCGGCATCGTCACCATCAACCGCCCGGGCTTCAAGGTGGTTGTGGGCCTGCACTTCCGCAGCGAGGGGACGCTGCTGACGCCCGAGGTGCAAACGAACGAGGGCAGCGCCCAGGGCCAGCAGGTGCACACCGGCCGGGTGGTGGTCAATTTCCTGGAGTCGGTGGCGGCCAAGGTGCGCAACAACGACGGCGAGGAGCAGGAGATCCCGTGGCGCCAGCTCGACACGCAGGCGCTGGACTCGCCGCCGCTGCCGTACACGGGCCTGCTCGATGTGTCTTCGCTGGGCTGGAGCAAGGGCTTCAGCGAGATCACGGTGGTGCAGGACGAGCCCATGCCGTTCCACGTCCGGGCGGTCTACCGCCGCCACAGCGTCAAGGGCTGACGATGCTGACGATCACCGACTCCACCGCCGCCGACATCGCCGACCTGGGCGCGCGCATGGCCGAAGCCGACCGCGCCGAACTGGCCGCAGCCGGCCTGGGTTTCGAGTGCCTGGAGGGCGTGCAGGCCCAGGCGCTGCGCTGGCATGGCCGCCTGGTGTGCCTGTTCGGGGCCGTGCTGCAGCCCTCGGGCGACGCGGTGCCGTGGATGCTCTGCACCGACACGCTGGCCGAGGTGCCGCGCCGGCAGATGGCGCTTGTCTCGCGCAAGGTCGTCAACCGCTGGCGCCGCCGTCACGCCCGGCTCGTCAACTACGTGCACCGCCACAACGCCACGGCGCTGCGCTTCCTGCGCTGGCTGGGCTTCGTCATCGACGAGACGCCGAGCGGCCCGGGCGGTGAGTTCTTCATCTTCACCTGGGAGCGCCCGCATGTGTAACCCCGCCCTGATCGTCATGGGCGCCGCCACCGTCATTGGCGGCGTTCGCAAGATCAACGCCGAGAAGACGGCCAACAACGAAGCGGCCGCTTCGCTCGACTACCAGGCCGCCGTCGACCGCGACAACGCGCTGGCCGAGGCGCAGCAGATCCGCCGCGTGGGCCGGCGCAACCTCGGCTCCACGCTGGCAGCCATCGGAGCATCGGGCGTCAAGATCGGCGAGGGTAGCGCGGCCGATGCCGAGCGCCTGGTGATGCAGGACACCGAGACCGACGCGGCCATGGCCATCCTGAACGGCGAGCGCGCCGCGCGCGGGCTCAACTCGAAGGCCTTCACGCGCCGCCGTGCCGCCCGCGAGGCCGTGGAAAGCGGCGTCATCCAGATCGGTTCGTCCCTCATGTCCCGCGGCTCCGGCTTCATGTCGGCCGGCGGCTAGGAGTCCACATGCCCCAGTTCCCCCTCGGCAACGGCCGCCAGGTCTCCCCGGGCCGCGCCACGCCCACCGCCACCGGCGTGCCCATCGGCGCCGAGACCGGCCAGGCCATCATGGACTTCGGCGGCGCGGTGGCGCAGTTCGGCCAGGTCAAGCTGGCCCAGGAGACCCGCGAGCGCCACCGGCAGGAGCAGATCGCCGAAGCCGCACGCAGGCAGCAGGATCTGCAGGAGCTGCAGATCACCAACGACGCCATGCGCGACGCGCACGACGAGTTGGCCAACGGCATCGGCAGCGGCACCGTGGCGAAGGACAACGCCGAGCAGGCCTGGCAGGAGCGCTCCACCAAGCTGATCGAGGAGAGCGTGGCCAAGTTCGCGCCGGGCTTCCAGGCGGCCGCGCGCCGCGACATGACCGGCCTGCAGTTGCGCCTCGGCAACTCGGTGCGCCGCGTCGTCGAGAAGCGCAACCAGAGCGATATCCAGGCCGGCATCGACCAGACGCTGGAGTACCAGGCGCGCCAGTACGGCATCGACCCCGCCAAGGCCACGCAGACGGCCATGGCGACGCTGGAGCAGCTGGGCCCCTTCAGCGGGCTCTCTCCCGAGCAGCTGCAGCGCAAGGCCCAGTCCTGGAAGGAAACGACGCAGTACACCCAGGGCTACAACGCCGTCAGCGCCGGCCGCAACGACCGCGCGGCGCTGACGGCGGCGGAGAAGCTGATCGGCGAACTGCCGGACCTGGACCCGCAGAAGCGCGCCACGCTGCTGGAC